CCAGGATTCAAAGCAGGTCGGACCCATGAAAATGGGGGGACGCCGTGGCGACCAACGATTGAGCCGCCGCTCGTCTCAACATGTCCAAGTGTTCATCGCAAATGCAAACCGATCATTGAGTGGTCAGAAATACACGCTCGTTGCATGAATGCGCTGACTCCGCACATGCTCGACAAGGTATCGAACAAGCTGAAGGTTTCGCGCGCCGCCCTGCGATCCATGCAGATTGGTTGGAGCGAGCACTGGAGCGCCTACACGTTCCCGATGCGAAACGCGGTTACCGAGAAGATCATTGGTATTCGGACCCGAACTATTGATGGGGCGAAGTTTGCACTGAGCGGATCGAAGCAGGGCTATTTCATGCCAGAGGGTCAGGAGCGCACAGACATCGTATTCGTTTGCGAAGGCCCAACTGATTGTGCTGCATTGATCGGGGAGGGGTTGGAGGCCATTGGTCGGGCGAGCTGCCTGCACAAGTCTGGTGACCTCAATGAGCGACTGCGAGGTCGCAATGTTGCGATTATTGCGGATAACGATGAAATAGGTATGCGTGGCGCGGTGAAGCTGGCGGCCGATCTTGAGTTTGTGGCTCGCGCGATTGTGATGGCCCCACCACGCGGAATAAAGGACGCGAGAGAATGGATATCTCTCGGGTTGGATGGGGGTCGGTTGATATCAAGCGCAATGGAGGCGCTGAGTGCGGCAGAGGCGATCACACAAATACAACGTAGCCCAGCCTGAGCACAGGCGCTGGAACGGCAAGCTGTACGCATCAAAGGCTGAACGCGAGTACGCGCAGCAGTTGCATTTCCTGCTCGAAAGTCATGTGATCCAACTGATCCAAGAACAGCCAACGCTGTCGCTCGGCGTTCCCGAGAATGTTTACCGACCTGACTTTCGCGTCGTTGAGAATGGCGAGGAACGGTATATCGACGTGAAAGGCGTTGAAACCGCCATGTTCCGACGTGCGTGCAAACTGTGGGCCGCCTACGGACCCGCACCACTGCACATCATCAAGAAGCGTGGCGCTCGATTTGTGACCGACAGAATTATCAATGGGGGTAACAAGTGAAGGCTGCATTGCATGTACCGCTGCTGGCGGAGTCGATGATGGCGCAAGAGCTCGAGATCGAGCGCAAAGCGGCAGAGGATGGGGCAGCTCGATATGAAGCGATGAGCGAGGCTGCTGGGGCAGCTCGATATGAAGCGATGAGCGAGGCTGCAATCCAACGCGGTGACGGCGCAAGCCTGCGTCCAGCCGAACGGTTGTGTGGATCGTGGTTCCACCATTTGCACAGCGAGATACGGTCGCTCCGAGCGTCTGTTGCAATCGGGGAGGCGGGACCGAACCGCAATCTGTACGGCCCGCTATTGCAAGCGAGTGACTTGCGATCACTCACAGCAATTACCCTGCACGAAACGATCAGCCATGTGATGCTGTCTCCAAAGGGCTGCACGCTTGTGAAGGCCGCATACGCAGTTGGCTCGAGCGCGGTCGCTGACATTCACGCCCGTATCGGTCGTGAGCGCAAGGCGAACATGGATGACCTGATGCGTGAGATACGCAGGCACGCGAAGCGCACGCCGCAGCTGATTAATCGTTGGGCAAAGAACAATCTGGACGATCATGTGTTCAACCGCAAAGCACTAGGGACTCTTGGGTTGGCGTTGGTTTGGAAACTCATTGGCGTTGCGTTGATTGAAGATGATGCGGGGAATCCGCACGCAGCACTTTGCGTCAATCGACATATCTTCCGAAACAAACCACAGAACTGGCTTGCGTTTCGTCCAGAAGTGCAGTTGATGCTGTCGCACGCCCAGGTGATCCGAAGTGGGATGCGACCACGATTCGGCCCAATGGTCGTGCCGCCGTTGCAGTGGTCGCAGAGTGATAGCGGTGAATTGGTAGAGGGCGGCCACTACAGGCTGCGAACGCCATTTGTAGTCAAGCCAACGCAATCGTTGCGAACCCGACTGCGCTCGGCACGAATGCCAGCGGTGTTTGATGCTGTCAACAGCCTCTCAAATACGGCGTGGCAAGTCGATCCTTTCATCAAGAAAACCGTCAGCGACATCCTCGCGCAAGGTGGCGGCGTGGCTGGCATACCGACTGCCAACCCAATTCCTCTGCCGCCGAAGCCGACAGACCTTGACTCCCTGAAACTCTGGAGACGAGAGGCCGCACAGATATACGAACAGAACGCCAAAGCATTCAGCTCTCGGCAGGATTTGCTGCTGGCGCTCGCAACCGCTGATTCGCTCGAGGACGCACGCGCACTGTGGTTCCCGCACCAAATGGATTTCCGATCACGGGTGTACCCCGTGCCGCTGCACCTCAACCACACTGGCGAGGATCCGCGTCGAGCGATGCTGAGGTTTGCCCGCGCAGTACCCGTGACCAATACCAAATGGCTCAAGGTTCACGCAGCCAACTGTTGGGGCGGCTCGATTGACAAACTACCGTTTGACGAGCGAGTCGCGTGGGTAGACAGCAAGGCCAGGGACATCGAACAGTTCCAGTCCGAACCGCTGCGATTTGAGGGGTGGATGGATGCTGACAATCCGTTCCAGTTCCTGGCTGCTTGCCGCGCTCTGTGCGACAGCGCCGCTGCTGCGCGACTTCCGATACATCAGGACGGGTCTTGCAACGGACTTCAGCAGTACGCTGCTATGGGGCGCGATCTCAAGGGTGGCCAAAGCGTCAATCTGACCCCAACCGAAAGGCCGCAGGACGTGTACGCAGCCGTTGCTGCGGTCTGCGCCGAGTCAGTCCGACGGATGGCGCTCGAGGGCATCCCGCAAGCGCGCGTCCTAGCACCCCTTATCGACCGAAAGATGGTCAAGCAGCCCGTTATGACGAGCGTGTACGGCGTTACGAGGAGCGGGGTGAGAAACCAACTAGAGCCCAGATTGCTTGAGCGAGGGATCGACAAGCGAGAAGTTCCGCCCCTTTCCCACTGGCTATCGAAGATTGTAATGGAATCAATCGGAGAAGCATTATCTGGCGCAAGCGGGATGATGCGGTGGCTCCGCGAATCATGCGGTGCAATCCTGAAGGCTGACCGCAAGCGTCCAATCCAATGGACAACCCCGCTTGGGTTCCCTGTCCTGCAACCGTATTGGAACATGAAAACCTACCAAGTGGGGGTAGATTGCGGGTTCTACGAGATTGCGCTGGCAAGCCCTATGGAGGACTCGCCGCAGCAGCTTGCGTGGAATACGAACGGGGTTGCCCCAAACTTCGTGCATTCGGTGGATGCAAGCCACATGCTGATGACCGCAAACGCAATGGCGCGCAAGGGTTTGGATTTCGCGGCGGTCCATGATTCGTTCTGGTCACATGCCGCGCACGCAGATGAACTCGCTGCGGTGTTGAGAGCCGAGTTCATTGCCCTGCACTCAGTTGATTTGCCTGCTCGACTGAAATCGCAGTGGGAGTCGATGTATAACATCACGCTCGCAGACCTGCCAGAGCAAGGCACTTTGAATATTGCAGATGTCGCGCGTAGCCCATACTTCTTTTCGTAGTATGTGATGAACACGGCAGGGGTTATTCGTCAACATGGTTATCCAGAGCGGCTTCCCGCAACCGTTCTTGATCTCATCAACGATCTTGACCGCGCGGTTCCGCAGGTCACGATTACAACGCCAATCACCACCGGCGATGTACAGGCCATCAACTACTCCGCTGGTCAGCGCAGTATTGTGGATGCGCTCATTAAACTCGCAAAGAAAGAAGGTCAACTATGAGCCAATTCGGACTGAACAATGTCAGTCTTGACAACCTGCTCTCCCCGACCTTCTATCGCAGCCTGAGTCAGGGTTTGACGCAGCAAGCGCAGTCGTTGCGAGCAAACTACAAGCCCTACCAAGAGGCGTATAGGGACCGACATCACGCATTTCTGCCAGGTCTGTTTGGTCAGAAGGCAACCTACTACCGCACAGCGTATCCAGCGGGATACCAGCAGGCTATGAACGATGCAACGAGCTACGAGAATCAGGCGCTCTACTACACCAATCTGGCCCAATACATTGAGGACAATCCCGTACAGGAGGAAACTCCGACCGATGAGGAGATCGCCGCAATGGATCCTGATGGTCCAAGCGTTGGGCAGGGTCAACTCACAATTCAACCGCCACGAATTCCCAGCTATGGCAGCGATGAAGAGCAACTGAATACCGCAGGCGGCGGAATAGGACTCAGGATTCCCTATGGCTCTTAGGATTCCACAGTTTCGGGATCTTGACAAGATTACTGCGGACACCTACCGAACCTATGTCGCACGAATTAGCGATCCAGACCGCAGGCGATACGCAGAACAGTCGATGGGGTCGGGCGCAGAGTACGATGCGGCAGTACGAGAGGCCGATCAACTCGATGCCACGCTCGCAGATCCATCGCGGCGCGCGCGCATGGTCAGCCCATTTCAGGCTCGGTACGACGCCATAACCGCAGACCTGAAATCTCGCAGGAACGCCATTGTAGCAGGGATTAGGAACATCAAGGGTTTAACATTTGGAACCGCGGGTGATTACAACCTCAACGCAGACATAACGCAGGCTGATGTGAACAGGTTGCGTGGACACAATTCGTATATGATGAGTTTGGCAAGCAATTACCGAACTGGTAATCGCAATACTTATGCCAATGAAATTGCGAATATTGCACGGCAATTCCAAGAGCTTGGACCTCTACGCAACCAAATTGATGCGTTTGACCGAGAGGCAAATGCTGGAATTACAAACAGTATGTCTGCCACAGAACGCTCGGCTACGCAGGCGCGAGCGGTTGCCGCACGGCGCAAAGCCGAGGAGTTGTCCCGCGCTACGGCACAGCGCCTCACGCAAGCACTAGCCTCATACAACACGGACCAGATGCGCGGAGCTGTTGCGGCGGGTGTTGGAAATTCGCCAGCAGTGCGGGGACGCGCACGGTTTGCTGGCCGAGCACCTGGCGTTGGCATCAGTATTGGGGGGATGGGTTGAATTACAGCGAAGGCAACATCTCGCGCGATTTTGCAAACGCAGACGCCAAGAGACAAACCATCCTCGAGCGCGCACGACACTGCTCTGCGCTGACACGACCGTGGGTGCTGCCCGAGGTTGGCCACAACGAAACGCAAAAGTTTGAGGACACATTCACGAGTCTGCCATCACGCGGTATCGCAAACCTAGAGGGTCGGCTACTGATGGCGCTCTACCCGCCTGGCACGCCGTTCTTCCGCCTGCTGCCTGCCGCCCACATTCGGTACAGCAACAAGGTTGATCCGCAGAAGTTGCAGAGTTACGCGAGTGCGCTTGCCGTGCAAGAGCTGCTGCTCATGGCGCGAATTGAAAGCGCCGACATGGGCGGCAACAGCAACCGCAGACGCAGCGGATTCCGCTCGCGCAAGCGTCAGGCCATCACGCAGATTCTTGTGACCGGCGATGTTCTCGAGCAGTTCACCGATGACTACCGACTTCGCGTGTTTCGACGCGATCAATATGTGACATGCCGCGACTCGTCTCAAGACGTGATGTTCCATATTGTCAGCGAGAAGATTGATCCGCTCGGCTTGCCTGAAGAAATCGCGGTTCTCGCCGACATCAACATGACCGACTACGAGGACAAGCCATACGACCAGCGCGGCGTGGATCTGTTCACGCGGTGCGCCTGGCAACCCATGTCTCGCATCTGGCTTGTTGAACAAGAGATCAATAAGAAGATCGTGCGTGTGAGCGAGGAACCCGTTACGCCGTTCATGTCTACGCCGTTTGAGCTCGCGCCAGGAGAGGACTACGGACGCGGATTCATCGAATCGAACATGGGTGATGTGCGAACCCTCAACGAATTGCACGAGCGTCTGCTGGACTTTGCAGGCATGTGCAGCAAGTTTGTTCCCTGCATTGATTACAACTCGCAGGTTCGTGCAAGCGACCTCGCCAAGCCGAGCGGCGAGGTCATCGAGGCTCGAGTCGCAGGCGGTGCTGTGCAGGACATTGCGTTCCTCAGCGTCAACAAGGGCAGCGACTTCAATGTGGTCTACCAGACTGCGATGGAGAAGCGCAAGGACTTGGCGGTAGCGATGCTCATGGAGGCCGACAGTGCGCCGCGCGGCGAGCGCGTTACTGCGTTCCAGATCCAGCGCATTGCAACGGAACTTGAGGGCGCTCTCGGCGGGGTCTACGCGCCGATTGCAGATTCGCAGCAGGTTCCACTCGTCGAACGCCTGCTGTACCAGATGCAGAGAGATGCGATCATCCCAACGATCCCTCGAGGCAGCATGGACATCGAGGCCGTTACAGGCATCGCAGCTCTGAGCCGAGAGGCCGATAAGGCAAAGTTGTTGCAGCTCGTTGCAACGATGAGCCAGTTCGGACCCGCGATGGCACAGCGAATCGACCTCGGAGTCTTGTTCGACACCCTGCTTCGCCAAAGCGGGATCTTTGAGCCTGGACTGGTCAAGACCCAGGAACAGGTTGCCGCCGAAGCGTCAGCTGCCATGCAGCAGCAGATTGAAATGGAGGCGCAAAAGCGTCTGATTCAGGTGGGTGGAGATGTTATGACAAACGAGTTAACGCCAGAGGAGAGCACAAATGCAGGAAACAGAAACGCCGTCGCCTAGCGCGGAGCCCAACGCGAGTCCAGCGCCGTCTCTTGAGACGGCTCAGATCCCCAATACTCCACCGCAGGCGGCGGCTCCTACAACCAACACGCCGCAGATCGCCCCGAAGAAGTGGGCGGGGAAATTTGAGAGTCCCGATCAACTAGAGAAGTCGTATCAAGAGCTCGAGAAAAAGCTTGGCGAGCGACGCGTGGAAAGTCCCGAGCAACTTGCGGAGCGCGCTGGAGTGAGGCTTGAGGACATCACAACTGCGTATCTAGCTGATGGCCAAATTCCTCCGCATCACCTTGCGGCGATGGACAAGGCTGGTATTGGCGCGCAGATGGCCGAACGTTTAATCCAGGGCGAGGCGGCAAAAGTGAAGTTTGCCCAAACTCAAGTGCAGCAGGCTGTTTCCGAAGTAACCAACCTTGCTGGAGGACAGGCCCAGCGCGACAACATTCTTAACTGGGCAGCGGGTTCGTTGTCAAAGGACGATATCTCTCGTTTGAACGACCGCCTTGCAGATGCTTCGCAAGCTGTTTCGGCGATGCGTGAACTTATGTTCATGCACCAGCAGGCCGTAGGCGCAGGCAAGGCACAGCCTTTGGTGCATGGAATGACTCCTGTGGCGATGGCTCCGGGTTTCAGCACTCCATCTCAGGTGACGCAGGCATTCGCGCAAGTTCGCGCGCAGGGTTACATGGACGAGGACACCAAGCGTCGGCTAGCGAACACGCCGATGCACATTTTGCAGGGGATCAGTCGATGAGCAGGCTTTTTCAAGAAACAGCGGATCAGCAGCAGCGCCTTGAAGCTCTGAATGTGACGTATGTGTGTGGCATCCACATTCGTGGAGAGGAGCGTATGCGGTGCGTGACATTGGTTGACAGCGTAAGTGGTGCTGAGTTTCACCGAGGAATGCACCCAGAGTCCTATAGCGCAGCGTTGGACATTGCGCTAAAAACTGTGTCCAACAAGCCCCGTACCACGGCAGAGATTGCGGCGGAAGCCGTAAAGCTTGCCGAGGAAAACGCCAAACTGCGGGAGATGGTGGAGGCTGCACAGGCTAGTGCGGCCTCGGCTCCCAAGCGCAAAGCGCAAACAACCGATCCAAGCTAGGCTCTCCTGCGCTCGCGGTGGTTCTTACGGACCCCGCGGGTTTTACCTTTCTGTTTGGGGATCGTCCTTCCATTGGGGCGGTTCCTTTTTTCGCTACGGCCCGTGACCAGCCAGATACCCGCGCAAGCGGCCTGGGACTCGGAACGGATACCCGTGCAACCCGTGTTT